CTGCTGCTGAGGAGATACTCCTGATTACCATTCAGGACTTCAATACAAAACAGATTATCACCTGGGGTGTTGGTCCGTTCGTAAACAATCAGGAGAACGTTGACTATCGTCAGTTCCCTGATGAGAAGGCCATGTTGAATGGATTCATTCACTGGTGGATCGAGAACACCCCTGACGTGGTGACAGGGTGGAACTGTGAGTTCTTCGATCTCCCGTACCTGGCAGGACGCCTGGCGAGGGTCCTAGGGGACAAACTGATGAAACGTTTGTCACCTTGGGGTCTGGTGACAAGACAGGAAATCTTTGTGATGGGCCGCAAGAACTTCTGTGTGGATGTGGGTGGTGTGGCCATCCTTGACTACATGCGTCTGTATCGGTGGTCTCCTGGTACTCCTAATCAGGAATCGTTTCGTCTTGATTACATCGCACAACAGGAACTGGGTCAACAGAAACTAGACCACAGTGAGTTTGATACCTTCAAAGATTTCTACACTAATGGGTGGCAGAAGTTTGTTGAGTACAACATCGTTGACGTGGAACTGGTTGACCGTTTTGAGGACAAGTTGAAACTGATTGAACTTGCTCTTACGATGGCTTATGATGCCAAGGTGAACTATCAAGACATCTTCTTCCAAGTTCGTCTTTGGGATTGCATCATCTATAACTATCTTAGGAAGAAGAATATCGTTATCCCTCCTAAGGAAAGGTCTGAGAAAGATGAAAAATACGCAGGAGCATACGTCAAGGAACCGATTCCTGGAAAGTATGATTGGGTTGTCAGTTTTGACCTTAACTCTCTGTACCCTCATCTTATTATGCAGTACAATATCTCCCCAGAGACCCTCCTTGAGGAGAGACACCCCACTGCGACTGTTGATAAAATCCTGAACGAAGATCTCACGTTTGAGTTGTACAAGAACAATGCGGTTTGTGCCAATGGCGCAATGTATCGCAAAGACGAACAGGGATTTCTCCCTGAGTTGATGCAAAAGTATTATGATGAACGTGTCATCTTCAAGAAGAAGATGATTCAAGCCAAGAAAGACAATGAGAAGACGCCATCTATTGCTCTACAAAAAGAGATCGCCAGATGTAACAACATTCAAATGGCGAAAAAGATTTCTCTTAACTCTGCTTATGGTGCTATTGGTAATCAATACTTCCGATATTACAAACTGGCTAATGCAGAGGCTATTACCTTGAGTGGTCAGGTTTCGATTCGTTGGATCGAGAATCGTATGAATCGATACCTAAATAAACTCTTGTCAACGGAAGAAGTCGATTATGTTATCGCATCTGACACTGACTCGATCTATCTTAATCTCGGACCTCTTGTTACTAAATTTCTTAGTGCTAAGTCTGACGATAAAACAGCAGTTGTTTCGTTACTTGATAAGATCTGTCAGGACAAGTTGGAACCATTCATCGAACAATCTTATCAGGACCTTGCGGATTATGTTCAGGCATATGAACAAAAAATGATCATGAAACGTGAGAATATCGCTGACCGTGGTATTTGGACTGCTAAGAAACGATACATTCTCAACGTGCATGACTCTGAAGGTGTTCGATATGCAGAACCCAAACTGAAGATCATGGGTATCGAGGCCGTGAAGTCTTCGACTCCTGCACCTTGTCGTCAGGCCATTAAGGATGCACTCAAGGTGGTGATGAAAGGTACGGAAGATGAGGTGATTGACTTCATTGAAAACTTCCGAAAAGAATTCAAGAGTCTTCCTCCCGAAGATATTTCATTTCCACGCTCTGTCAGTGAAGTAACTAAGTACAAGAGTAATCGTGGTATCTATGAAAAAGGAACTCCTATTCATTGTCGTGGTGCTCTACTCTTCAATCACCATGTGAAGCGTCTTGGGTTGGAAGGTAAATACTCTTTGATTAAGAATGGAGAGAAGATCAAGTTCTGTTATCTTCGCAGCCCTAATCCTATTCATGAGAACGTCATGTCGTTCATTCAGGATTTTCCCAGGGAACTAGGACTGGAGAAGTATGTTGATTATGATCTTCAATTTGAAAAATCTTTCCTTGACCCCTTGAAAATTATCCTAGATGTGATAGGATGGGGCGTGGAAAAAACCGTAAACCTGGAATCATTCTTCCTATGAAAGACCAAAACACAATCCCAGACGGTGAAACCAAAAGAGACAAATGGAATCGCGGTCTGGATATTTTTATTGAATCTGTAATTGAACCAGATCCTGCACTCAGATCTTGTGCTCACAATCAAAAATGTTATCATGAACTGATGGATGTTCGTGAAAACGTTCTTCAATATCTTAAAACTTTGAGGTGGAACTGAATGGATTTTTTGAAAGATATCGTAAAGGAGATTGGCGGTGAATACACCCAACTCGCCTCAGAGATTGACGAGTCTGAAACTTATGTGGACACGGGTTCGTACATTTTTAACGGACTTGTTTCAGGGAGTGTATTTGGTGGTGTATCTGGGAATAAGATTACTGCCATTGCTGGCGAGTCTAGCACAGGAAAGACTTTTTTCTCCCTTGCTGTCGTCAAGAACTTTCTGGATTCTAATCCTGATGGTTACTGCCTCTATTTTGACACTGAGGCTGCTATTACCAAATCTCTCATTGAATCTCGCGGTATTGACACCAGTCGTTTGATTGTTGTAAACGTTGTTACAATTGAGGAGTTTAGAGGTAAAGCTCTGAAAGCCGTGGATATATACCTTAAGAAACCAGAGGATGAACGCAAACCCTGTATGTTTGTGTTAGACTCTCTCGGTATGCTGTCCACAGAGAAAGAGATTACTGACGCACTGAACGATAAACAAGTTCGTGACATGACCAAATCTCAACTGGTCAAAGGTGCCTTCCGTATGATTACTCTGAAACTGGGACAAGCCAAAATCCCAATGATCGTAACTAATCATACCTATGATGTCATCGGTGCTTATGTCCCTACAAAAGAAATGGGAGGAGGCAGTGGCCTCAAGTATGCAGCAAGTACAATCATCTATCTCTCAAAGAAAAAAGAGAAGGATGGCACAGAAATCGTCGGAAATCTTATCAAGGCTAAGACTGCTAAGTCGCGTCTAAGTAAGGAGAACAAAGATGTTACGGTGCGTCTTTATTACGATGAGCGTGGTCTTGATCGATATTATGGTCTTCTTGAACTGGGAGAGATTGGTGGTCTCTGGAAAAATGTGGCAGGCCGTTATGAGATGAATGGTAAGAAGGTATATGCAAAACAGATCTTGAAAGAACCTGAAGTATATTTCACTCCTGAAGTTATGGAGCAACTTGATGAAATTGCGAAGAACGAATTCTCATACGGTTAGAACTTATGATAAGATCCTGAATCTAGAACAATGTCAGGGTCTTATTTCTGCGTTTGAGGGTATGTCTCAACATCATGAGACTGTAAAAAATAATGGTAGACCTAACTTCACTCAACTGAATGTAAACAAACATTATATTCAGGGAGTCAACTATCTGGTTGATAGAGTAAAGACGTGTCTTGAAATATACCAATCTGATTTACTGGGACTTACTAGACACATGCCTCCAATGAAGTCATTGGAAAGTTTTAGAGTCAAAAAGTATGTGCCTGGTGGTTGTGATAGATTTGATGAACATGTAGATGTGGGTGACCACTCTAGTGCCAGACGATATTTGGCTATGTTGTTTTATCTCAATGATGTGGAGGAGGGTGGTGAGACAACCTTCCCCTTTCATGATATGATAGTGAAACCAAGGGCTGGTTCTGTCCTTGTGTTTCCTCCGACGTGGGAATACCCACATGCTGGCCGTCCACCCATCAGTGGACCGAAGTACATTATGAGCACGTATCTCCACTATGGATAGAGTAGAAAATACAATCCTTCGCACGATGGTTCATGACGAAGATTATCTTCGCAAGGTTCTGCCTTTCATTGAACCATCTTATTTTGAGGATCGTAAGGATCGTGTGATCTTTGATGAGATTTCAAAGTTTATTGTTAAGTATGATAAACCTGTTTCTCAGGAGATTCTCAAAATTGAGATAGGGAATCGTGATGATGTCACGGATGAAGAACATAAACAACTCATTGACCAAATCACTCTCCTAGATAAGGAGCCGGTCAATGGTGATTGGATTCTGGACACCACTGAGAAGTGGTGTAAGGAACGTGCCATTTATCTTGCCTTGATGGAGTCTATCAAGATTGCAGATGGACAAGATAGTAAAAAAGGAAGGGATGCAATTCCAAGTATCCTGAGTGATGCTCTTGCAGTATCATTCGACAATCATATTGGCCACGATTATCTTGAAGATTATGAACAACGTTACGAGGTATATCATCGAAAAGAAGAAAAGATCCCTTTCGACCTTGAGTACTTCAACAAAATTACAAAAGGTGGTTTGCCTAACAAGACTCTCAATATCGCACTTGCTGGTACAGGTGTCGGGAAGTCTCTATTCATGTGCCATATGGCTAGCTCCATCCTCTTGCAAGGAAAGAACGTTCTGTATATCACTCTTGAAATGGCAGAAGAGAGAATTGCTGAGCGAATTGACGCCAACCTTCTTAACGTCAACATCCAAGAGATTGCGGAACTTCCCAAGGTGATGTTTGATAACAAGGTAAATACCTTGTCTAAGAAAACTCAAGGTCAACTGATCATCAAAGAGTATCCCACCGCGAGCGCACACAGTGGACATTTTCGTGCATTACTTAACGAACTCGCCCTTAAAAAGTCTTTCCGACCTGATATTGTATTCGTGGATTATCTCAATATTTGTTCCTCTTCGCGTTACAAAGGGGCTGCCAATATTAATTCCTATACTCTTGTTAAGTCGATTGCTGAGGAACTTAGAGGGTTGGCTTGCGAAGCCGAGGTCCCTATCGTATCTGCCACCCAGACCACTCGTTCTGGTTATGGTAGCTCTGATGTTGAGCTTACTGATACTAGTGAGTCCTTTGGTCTCCCTGCTACTGCTGATCTTATGTTTGCCCTTATTTCGACGGAAGAACTGGAACAGTTGGGACAGATCATGGTGAAACAGTTGAAGAATCGATACAACGATTTGTCAGTCAATAAAAGATTCATTGTTGGTATTGATCGTGCAAAGATGCGTCTGTATGATTGTGAACAGACTGCACAAGATGACATTCTTGACTCTGGTCAAGAATCGGGTTATGATGAACCAGAATCTAAGTTCAAAAGTAAATTCGCGGAGTTGAAGTTTTGAGTAACGTTGATCCTAAAAAGTATGCACAATTTGTAAATGGAGTCACATCTAATGAAAGTAAAGATCATCACGCTTTCGCGCAAAGAATTGTCAACCTCCAGTCCGAAGGATTTCCTACCGAGCGACTGCTTACTGCATCTGTAGGTATGTGTGCAGAGGCTGGTGAGTTTACTGAAGTTGTCAAGAAAATTATCTTCCAAGGTAAACCTGTAACAGAAGAGAACCTGTTTCACCTGAAACGTGAACTTGGTGATATCATGTGGTATGTCATGCAGGCATGTATGGGATTGGAAACTTGTCTTGATGAAATTATTGAAATGAATGTTGACAAACTCAAAGCACGTTATCCTGGTGGTGAGTTTGATGTACACTATTCTGAAAACCGTCAGGAGGGAGACCTGTGAAAGATTTCAAAATCCCCTTTGCTATCGTATCTTTCCTGCTGGTTCAAGGTGCGGGTGCTGTCTGGTGGTCCTCACAAATAGACGGACGAGTCAAAACTCTAGAAGAGCAGAGTCTAAATATTGCGAAAGAAAATCGTAGGTACATTGAGCAAGTGATTCAACCATCTTACGGTATTAGTTCTGCTTGGAAAAATCAATATCACGATGAGTGGGTTCTAAAAGGAGGTTGGAAATGACTAAGAAAGTGACCATTGAAATGTCTGTTTTTCAGGCTGCTGCAGTTCGAGAAGCTTTGTTTACTGATACTAAAGTGTATACTTATGGACCTGCATGTCCAGAACGTGTCTTTGAGATTCGAGAAGTAATCACTGACTTGGATGCTGCAATCGAAGATGCTCTTGCAGAAGAATAAATAAGAGGGCTCAGGCCCTCTTTTTTTATGTCTCTTACTATTCAGGAGATCGAAACCCGATTAAAAAAGATGGGTTTCAATAGATTCAAGGTTAAAACTTCAAAGAGGATATCAATTCTATCCAATGATAGAATGACAGATCTTAGAAAAATCGAAGCAGAATTCTGGGATCAAAACGCAAAGTATAATGCAGAATATAAAACTCCAATTGTAAATGGAAGAGGTGGTAATCAGGTCTCTTCTATTGGTGTTGTTGAAGTAGGAGATAAGATTGTATTTGCAAATCCCGCATCCAGACAGGGTACTAAGTCTGCGGGTATTGAGAATGAAGATAATTTTGTTAACGGAATTAATAAGTATCTTGATCAGGCCTATGGTGCTTTCTATACTATTACTATCGTTCTCAAAGCACCAGGAAAAGAAATTAAAATACCACAAGCTCTGATTGCAGAAAGTGCAGGAACAGATACGGCAGGTAGAAAGAAATCTGATGTTAACATTTTAACCCTAAGTGGGGATACATTTAGAGTTTCTTTGAAAAAAGCTAATGCGGAGTTCTGGGAATCTGCGGATAAGATTTATGGTGCTCAGGCAAAAAATATGTTACTAGAACTGAATAGGAGAGGACTGATTGAACTTGGTAGAGATGCAAAGGGCACCACTCTTGGAAAAGGTGTGAGTGGTGTTGCGATGCAAACTAGTGATGCTGAGGCTACAAATTTTGTATTTGGATCTGATATTTTAGGTCAAGGTTGTGTATTGAAACAGACTTTTACAAGTCCAACTTCTCCTAGTTTCTCTTTTGATGAAAAGACAAACACACTGACCATTACCGCAAAAAATATATACCAAACTTTGGGTGATCTAAGAAACACAACTGAAGAACCTTATATCTTGATTCGTAGGGACAGTTCCAGAACTGCTGGTCTTGCAGGAGACAAGATGTTTTCTGGATTGAGAGTCCAGGCAGTCTACAAGGCCAGAATTTCAGGTGGTGTAAAGTCCTTTACACGGAACCAGTTCTCTGGTATATTGTAGTCATGGCAAAGAACACGCACCTCGAACACCTTGAAGACGACATCCTCAACCAGGGGAAACAAGGTGGATTCAACTCCATTGCATTTCTGAAAGAACTGGGAGACATGCTCACTCGTCCTCAGTCGAGTGTTCGAGTTACGACTAAATGGGATGGTGCTCCTGCAATCATCTGTGGTACAGATCCTGTGTCCAAACAGTTCTTTGTAGGAACTAAGTCTGTATTTGCAAAGACTGCTCCAAAGATTATCTACAGTGAAGCTGATGCAGAAAGAATATATGGTGATAGTCAACTTGCACAGAAACTAAAAGATTCATATAAGTACCTGTCCAGATTGAAGGATATGATTCCTGGTGTTCTTCAGGGTGATCTTTTGTTTACAGACGACAAAGATACTCGTCTAGTAAACAATGAACAATGTGTTACTTTTCAACCTAACACTATTGTTTATGCAATTCCTTCTGCGACTAATCTTGGTAAAAGAGCTCTTCGTGCAAAACTTGGAATTGTATTCCACACCACTTATGTTGGTCCCACTCTCAACGATTTGAATGCACAGTTTGGTGCGGATGTTTCTAAACTGCAGAGTGATCCTGATGTAATGGTATTCAGTTCTGACTTCAAAGATGTCACTGGATCTGCGAACATGACTCTTCCAGAGAAACAAAAGTTTGACATGCTTATCCGTCGTGCAGAGGGATCACTGAAACAAGCCAGTACATTTTTGGATTTGCTTGGTGGTTATGGTGTAAGTAAGTTCCAGATGAATAAGTTGTTCAAACAGTTTTTTAATACTTACATTCGACAAGGAAAACCTATTACCAATGCACAGGCTGTAGCACAAGATTTCTCACGGTATTACAACGAACAATTAAACAAAGAAATTGCAACAAAGAAGACCAAAGCCACAATAGATAAATATTTACAAATGCGAACAGACGGTCTCAACTTCTTAAAACAAAACGAGAGATCTGTTTACTTCACTGTCGCATCTTACATGAATTTGATCGAGGCGAAGAACTACGTCATCCGTAAACTTGAGAAAGTCCAAGAGATTGGAACTTTCCTTCGCACTGAGAATGGATATCAAGTCACAGCTCCAGAAGGATTTGTGGCCATCCGATCAGGTAACGCACTCAAGTTGGTTGATAGACTGGAGTTCTCAAGG